CATGCACCATCCCATGGTTCTGAACGTTCTTCAATCTTTAGACCAAGCAATTCTAAACCATCGACATAAGTTTGAATCCAGTCTTTACGAGAAGCTACGTCTCCATCAAAGTCACCAATTAAATCACCAGCTAAAAGTGTTAATTCACCTTCAGTTAATTCTTCAGCTAAGTTTTTATTAAACTCTTCATTGTCTTCTGCTTTTTCAATATCAATCTCTAATCCATCCATGTTAATTTTTACAGATTCAGGATCTTCAATTTCAATTTCTATAGGTGGCGCTTCTGGAATTGCTGCGAGACCTTGTGGTAATTCATATAGTGCTTTGTCGATTGCCATAATTTTTCCTTAGTAATATGCAACTTTACGTCTAAATTCTCTTGGTTCGTCTGGTTCGTCTGTTGGAAGATTAACGAATCCTCCCTTTCTAAACCGAATAAGAGCTTGGGTTGAAGAGTCCACTAAGTCATCGTGGTCTGAATTTGGAAATGCTGCCATCTCTTCTATGACTTCTTCGGCCCAACGCTTTCTTGGTGCCCATACCTTGCCAGATGCAAATAAATCTGTTACAGAGTTTAATCTGCTTATTTTATCGTTTCCACGGGTTGGTGTAAACTCTTGAACGGGTATTCCCATCCTTCTTAACTCAAATATTAACGGGGCTCCAGAGGCCTTAGCTTCTATAATAAAAGCATCTGGCTGCCATTCCTGATAGTATTCAAACGCTCTTGCCTTAAGTTCTGGAAATTCCATCCGCTCTTTAAGAGCATCAAGAAGAATAATATGAGGATCATTTTCATTTTCATCTTTGTAAAAAACTCCCCAAGTTGTGCATGCTGAATAGTCAGAACGCTCATTCTTTGTAAACGCTGTATCCCATGATTGAATAACAAACTGACAGTAAGGTGGGTTTTCTGCCTCCCACTCCATCCACCATTCACGCTTAACTAAAGCACCTTCTTCAGAGGTTGGGTTTTGTTGATACTGTGCTGACCATTTACTTAACGGCAACTCAATACGAAGTTTACTTAATTCATCGTAAGACCAGAACTCTGGCCATAAAGGTTTTTCAGAAGGAAGGATTGCTGGGAGCTCAATAATTTCCCATTCATCTCCATCACGATCTGTCATTGCTTGTAGAATCTTACCTGTCAGGTCTCTTTTAGACCAACGGGTCATAACCACTACAATAGAGCCTCCAGGTTGTAAACGCTGACGTGGACCTGAAGTATACCACTCATACACCTTATCGAATACTGATGGATCTGCTGACGCTAACGCTGCTTCCTGTTCCGAATGCGGGTCATCAATGATGAGTAGATCAGCTCCCTTACCTGTGACAGTACCACCCACACCAATAGCAAAGTACTCACCATTAGCATTAGTACTCCAGCGACCAGCAGCTTTAGAGTCAGACCGAAGGGCGACATTTGGGAATATTTTCGCATAGACTTCAGAGTCTACCAGATTTCTGACCTTTCGTCCAAACCCAACTGCAAGTTCTGCTGTATTAGAGCACTGAATGATCTTCTTGCCAGGGAATCTACCTAAGAACCATGCAGGCAGCATAAACGATGCAAACTCTGACTTTGTATGTCGTGGAGGCATATTGATGATAAGTCGCTTAGTCTTGCCTTCCGCTATCTCTTCAAACTTCCTAGCCATTAAGGCATGATGTCTTCCGTGAATGAATCCAGGCCACATCGTAGTTACAAACTTCATAAAGTCTTCTTGGCCTTCTTCACGAAGTAAGGCATTGTCATATTCACGTACTTGCTCCAGAACCATAGTCTGTTCTTCTGGAGATAGCATATTCATCAGTTCTACGACTTTATCGCTCATTTATTTCAAACCTAGCTTGTAATCGTTTATATTTGGCATACCAATAAGAATTACTATTCATGACCTTTATAGGCTTATGAAATATTCCACGCACCATTGTGAAGCGTTTAGCACATGGCTTCATTAAATAAGTTATTCCTAATTCAAATTTATTCAAGGTCTCTTACCCTTAACCCTGCTGGACGAATCGAACGTGATCTGCCCTTCACCCCTTTGCAAACCCCTATCTCGATAAGTATCTGCATCTTACGGGCCACATTCCCCCTACCTCTTTCGCCCGTTAGACGCATAATATCATCTATAGTCGGACCAAAGCCGTAGTTACGCCAGAACTCGTCTACGATTAAGAATATCTCTTTTTGTGCTGGGGTCATGTTTATAAGTCCTTAACTCCAAGTTCTTTAGCTGCCTTCCAAGCTTCCCACATCTTCTCATCGTCATACTCCAATGAGGATAAACTTGGGCTTTGGCAAAATATCCGTTCATACCAGTAAGTAAACTCTGGGCTGTAGTCTAGTGCCTTAACCTTTTTAAACCTGTCATTGTTAATCATATTAATATACCTCTTAACCACTTCACCTGTGGACTTATCTAGTTCGTATTCGTAGTCTTTTTCGTAGTCTTTCATGCAAACCTCTCAGTAGCTGTCCATAATCCATATGCAAGGCCACACCACAAAGACACTAGTAAAGCCATAATGAAATCTTCTTTGGCCGCCCTGAACCCTTTTAGGTCAGTCCATATGGCATAAAGAGCAAAGAGAACAGTATTAAGGTAGATAGTGAAGACAAAGTACCATATGACATGAGTATAGACCATAGAGACATCTATCCTATTCATTTCTTACTCCTATCTATAACCTTAGCAGGCTTCTTATCAGTATCCTTTAAGAACTTATCAGAGGCTACATTACCCACAAAGGTACCTCCTACAGAGGCAGCAAACTGAGCACATCCATATAAGGACAGTAATCCAATAACAATCATTACTCTCATACTTCCCTCCAATTTTGGTTAGAAGTATCTACTGGGGGTGTAGGGGACCCAGAAGAACTAATGGGGGGTGTTTCTGTGTGGGACTTCTCAATGTCATCCCAAAAATTAGATACCCCCTCCCCCTCTGTGTTTGGAACGGACAAGGGGGGTGTTTCGGATATGGGTGCGGATTGTTTGTCTGGAATAGTATGCGTAGTGGGATCACCAAAATTTTCTACAATTTGGGGGGTCGGGTCGGGTGGGGTCGAGCCGTTTTCAATCTCTTCCGCCTCAGGTTCGCTTTGAAGATATCCTTCGGCCTTGTCATCTTGCCCGTTGTTATCCTCTGAGGCCTGATCTATAGTATCGGGGTCAGGGTTCGCTAGTGAACCGCCTGTTATCTCGGCCAGTAGATCGTCTGCTTCCCGTTTCTTATCCATAGAAATATGAGCGCTTGATCTGATCGCTTGGGCTAGAGATTGTATGAGCCTGTCTTTAGCGGTTGCGCTTGTATCGGTGGTAATGATCTCTTTACGCTCTGAGAATAGAGCGACTTCTGTTATCTTACCGAGTAATTCAAGCGCTTTGATCTGCTGAGCGTGATTAACATCAGGGTCGAGTGCCTTTTCTGTTAGCTTTTGGATAGTGAGCGCCCTTAAATGAGCGGGTAAAAGATATTTCTGCGCCTCAATAGATAGCTTTATGGCCTCGACTTGCATGGCGATAACGGGGTTTTTTGCGAGGGCTTGGCCTTCTTGGCTCTGTATCTTAGGGCTTGACTTGGTATCGTAGGCGCTTCGATAGGCCTCTGCTTTATTGCCTGTGAGTGCTAATGCTTCAGCAAAGGCTTTTTGTTTATGGGTCAGGGTCTTAGGGCTTCCGAGTAGAAGCGTGTCAATCGGTGTGGCTTCGAGGCCTTCTTTTATTTGCTTTCGGGTTAGCTTCATGATAATGGGTATATAACAGGAACGAATGATAAAAGGCCATTATATATTGTTTTGTTATATATTACTATCTTTTTGACCTTCAGAAACGCTCTATAACAAACGATCTGTTATCGGGTAAGGTTATCCTATTAACCTATTCTGCTATTCTGTCTTATGCTTTCCCTATACGCTCTACTGCTATCTGAACATAGGCGGGGCTATTTCGCTTCGCTATCCATGCGCTTTATTGGGGCGGATTGAGTCAGTAAAAATAATTGATGAAATAACTTGCATTCTTTTATAATCTTTGATCTAATACTTTTTAACGGGCTTCGAGGCCTGTTATATCAATAACAATATGAGAGGGCTTAAAAATGGATAATGTTTACACTATGAATGGTTATAAGAATAGAAAAGACTATTTGGAAAACTTGGCGCTTGATATGGGAATTGAAAAGGATATCGTTTTTTCCCTTGCTTCTTTACTTGGAAGCGTTGAGGATTTTGACGGGCTAGTGTCAAGCCTTGAGGATTATAGCGAGGGCTATTAAATTATTCTTAAAGCCTCTTAGCTTCTAGGGGGCTTTAGGGCTTAATTTAAGCCTTATTAACTAATGAAAGGGACTTCATTATGTATGAATGCAATAATTTCAGGTTCGAGAGTTTAAACGAGGCTTGTGCTTATGCCTCATATCTAGCAAGAATTACCCGCATTATTCATGCGATCACTAGAATTGAAAGGGCTTAATTATGTATGAATTAATCAGGGCTTTAGAATGCTTCTTTATGGCCTTATTAGGCCTATTCATGTTTCAATATATCGGCTTTATCGCTTCGCTATTATGCTTTTCTGTGGCGGGGGCTTATGCTTTTCTAGCTATCAAAGGGGCTTCTTATGAATGAACAGGCTATTTTTAAAAGGGATTGGATATTCAGAACGATAGACAAGGCGCATTATGAGGGGCTTATTGTAAGCGCTGATATGATCGTTTCAGAATTTAACATAACAGAAAAAGACGCTTTAACCTTGCTTAATGAATGGTTCGCTGAGCGCTTGGCCTCTTTGATCGCTGAGGCCTCAAAATGAATAAATATCGGGCTTTATATATTAAAGACAATAAACAATATAAAACTTATGTTTTAGCTAAAAATGAGGTTATGGCTATTAATAGGCTTTTTGATACTAGCTATAAAGACGCTAGGGCTTTCGATCATCATGCTTTATTAAGCATATCATTACTTAAAAAAGGGGCTTAATTATGACACTTCAAGAATATATCGTTAATCTATCCGCTAGGCCTGAATGGGAACTTCGGAACATGAGAAAAGCATTAAACACGCTTGGGGGCTTCCTCAACTCTGATGATGAAAATCTAAGGCTTCAGGCTTGCGAGGTAGTATTAAAAATGAAAAAACAAACAACGAAAAGGGGAAAATAATGGAAAACTATTACACAGAAAATTTAGGGGATTTTGGTTATCGTGAAAGACACCTAGCGAGTGAATTATTAAAGGCAGAATTACCCGAAAATTTTAATGATCAGGGAGTTAGGGTTGCTTTTAACGCTTCTAGCGGTTATGTATTCCTAACGAATGATGATTATCAAGTCGCTTTATTTAATGGCGATAAATTGGCGCTTTATCATACAACAAGCTATTCAGGCTTAGAAGGTTTTATTGATGATCTAATTATCGAAAATGACCCGAATGACATTAATTCAGATGACGCTGATTATATAGTAGAACAAGCAGAGATTGAAGGCGCAGAATTGCCTAGCGCTTGGTATGCTTATGCTTTATTTAAGAAGCAAAAAGAAGCTATATGCGCCTAGTTTAATCTTTAAGCGCCTTATCTTAGGGCGCTTAGGGGCTTAAATTAGGCCAATTTATAAACTTTTGAAGGGGTTCTTTATGGATTATATCGACCAGCAATTCAACAAGATATTCAACACTAAGGGCGAGGCTTTAAGCCTGAAAATTCATGCAGAAAGCGGAAATACGAATTGGCTTAACATTACCGAGCATGAGGCGGAATTAATAAAAGACATTTTAAAATCTAGGGAAGGGGAATAACATGGACTATATATCAGAAAGCGGAATTTTATTAAATGATTTTGGGCATGAAATACGAGATGAAAATGGCGAGATCATTTTTATTGAGCCTGATTATCGTAAAAATTATAAAGTATTAACTAATGATGAGAGGGCTTAACATGAATGACATTATTGAAACAATAGAATATAAGAATTATCAAATACAATTATGCTATGACACCTTCCCCGATAATCCGAGAACTTCATGGGATAATTTGGGAGTGATTAATTGCTTTCACAAGCGCTATAACTTAGGTGAGGCGCATAGCTTTTCAGAGCCTCAGGAACTTATAGATTGGATTGAGGCCAATCAAGACAAAATTTATTATTTACCGCTCTATATGTATGAGCATGGGAATATCACAATATCCGCAACACCTTTTCAATGTCGCTTCGATAGCGGACAAATAGGCTTTATCTATATCACTAAAGAATTAGCAGAGGCAGAGGGCATTAAAAAGCCTTATGATCTATTGGCGCATGAGATCAAAGTTTATGACCATTATTTAAAAGGTGAAACTTATGGCGCTATGATCTTAGATAAATCAGGCGAGGTTATAGACAGCCAATTTGGCTATTTAGGCGATACAGACGAGGTTATTAACGAAGCAAAGGGAATGATTGATAGCTATCACTAGAAATATCTTTTAAAGCCTCTTTAACGGGGCTTTAAGGGGCTATTTTTGGCCAATAGAAAGGGTTATATGGAAAAATTAGAGCAAGTTTATTACTATGACTTGGTTGATCGTTTTCAGAAATTCAGGCACGAGGATAAGGGCTTTAATGCCTTTTATAAATCAACAGACTTTGGCCTGTGGGTTGCTGATTTGATTAAATCAGGTGAGATTATCGCTTTATGGGATAAGTAAGGGCGCATATAAAAGTTTGCGTCATTACTTAGCATGAGGCGGTTTTATGTTTTATTAACTAGAAAAGGGGAGCATCATGGGTTTAGATATGTATTTATCAGCTAAGCGTTATTTGTGGAGTTTTAATGAACACGATCAAGCCTTAGCAAAAAAGATTGACGCTGAAATAGGTGCAAATAGCATAGGCAGAACTAAAGAGATATCAAGAGAGGCTATGTATTGGCGCAAGGCTAATGCAATTCATAATTGGTTCGTTATCAATGTGCAAGGTGGCGAGGATAATTGCAAGGAATACTATGTATCAAGAGCGCAATTACAGGAATTATTAGATATCTTGAACCGAGTAGATCAAAATCATTCATTGGCAGACGATCTATTGCCAACGGCAGATGGATTTTTCTTCGGTGATACCGATTATCAAGAATGGTATTATCAAGACATTAAGGCCACAATCCCTGTATTTGAGAGTTTATTAGGTCAAGATTTAGATCAATGGGATTTTTATTATTCATCATCATGGTAAAAGGGGAAAAATAATGGGATACAGAAGCCAAGTAGCAAGTATTATCTATGAAAAGAAAGAGATCATGGATAAGTTTAAACAAGAAAATGCAGATTTAATTAAGATATTAGATGATGAATTCAATGATGGCTCTCTCAAGTATTTGGGTAGCGCTGACTATGATTTTATCTATTTGAATGGGAATGATTGGAAGTGGTATCCAACATATAAAGAAGTAAAAGCATGGCATGATCTTATGGATTTAGCAGAGAAAAAGGAATTGGCGGTTGAATTTGTAAGGATAGGTGATGATTATGATGATGTTGAAGTGGATTGTAGGAATGATTATCAGTATTATTTGAATGTTGAAAGATTTATAGAGGCTACTTTTTAAGGGGGAAGCATGAAAACAGATCAAGACAAAGCAAAGCATTTTTTTAAATATAATTACTATCAATGGCAGACACCAAGAACTTTAAGAGAGGCCATGCGTTATTCATTGGTCAAGGCTTGGCGCAAACAACATAGTGATGTTAAACAAACAGAGGGGGCAATATGAAACAATTCAAAATTGAAATAGATGAGCAAGTATCCATATGGCAGAGAGTGGTTATGTGGGTTGAGGCGGAAGACGAGGCAGATTTACGCAAGAATGTAGAGCGTAAAAGCCTAAACATTATTGATGTATGTAGTGTAGAGGACTTCCCTGAAACAATAGAACATATCTCTTATGACCCTGAGTATTTTGATATCATAGACTCAGAGAGGCAATTTTATAAGGAGGCAGTATGAATAAGCATGAGGCAATTATTAGGTTAGTGAAAGATTATCTTATCAATGCTTCAAAAGACGCTGATGACACCTTAAATAATGGTGGACTCACAGACGGAAGCGATTTGATTTACGAGGGCAGATATGAGTTGGCAGAGGATTTATTAGAACAGATCAGAAAATGGGAGGCAGTATGACAATAGATGAAAAGAGAGAGGCTTGTGTTAAATACGAAACTGATTGGGTTATATATGGTGCAGATCGTGATGACATAGAATTGATTATGAGAGATGGTTGGGCGGGTTGGGCTAATCAATCTGATGAAGATGTAGAAAAATTTTATAAGGCTTGTATTGAGGAGGAAGTAAGATGACACCAAAAGAGAAACAAAAATACGAATTAGAGATTGCTGATGTATGGAATAGAAAGGTTAGTGATTTCTTAGTAGGCAAGACTATTAAATCAGTTAGATACATGAACCATAAAGAGATGGAGGACTTTATGTGGTATAAAAAGCCTGTCATTATTGATTTTACTGATGGCTCATGGATAATTCCGCAGAGTGATGACGAAGGCAACAATGGTGGTGCGCTATATACTTCTGATGATAGGCTAGGAGTTATACCCGCTATTTGAGTGATACCCGATAGCGCCTTATGGGTGCTATCTGATTATCATTTGATAATCTTAACTAGAAA